AAAAAGGGAGGATTTAGAGAATGTTATATTCCTTCAAATGATAGCTTTATAGAGTTGGATTTCGACGGATACCACATTAGGCTGTTATGTGAACAGATAGGATACGAGTTAACAGGAGAATCTGCACACAAACAGATTGCAAAGACATATTTCAACAAAGAGGAATTAACAGAAGAGGAATATGACTTAGCAAAACAGATTAACTTCCAAGCACTTTACGGAAAGATACCATCAGAATTAGCAAACGTTAGAATATTTAAACTAATCCAAGAGTACATAGATACTTTATGGAAAACTTATATTGAAAAAGGAGAAATCATAGCTCCCATTAGTGAAAAGCCATTCACATCTGAATTAAAAGATATGAATCCACAAAAGCTAATGAACTACGTAATGCAATCATTAGAAACATCAAATAATATAGTAGTATTGAAAGAGGTATTAAAATACCTACAGAATAAGAAGACGAAAATAGCATTGTATATCTATGATGCAATAGTATTTGACTACTCGGAAGAGGACGGAGAAGATACAATAGAAGATTTAAAAAAGATAATGGAAACAAACGGGAAATACCCGGTAAAAGGAAAAACAAGTACAAACCTGGTTTTGTAAAACACTCTAATATTTATAATACGTAAAGACTATGCAACAAACGCACATAGCATCAGGATACACTCCAGATGAATTAACAGTAGAAGCCGCCAGTATGACTAATAAATTATTTTGTACCTTCACAACAAAGGACAACCTAGATAATCTCCTACAAGAGATCCAACATAAATACGATATCACTTACAATAAGATTTTTGTACTATACTCAAAAGAACAAGATGAGTATATGTGTACGTATAACGTAGAACCCGGAACAACCTCTACCTTTTTAGAGAACACAATACTAGTTCATAGAAAAAAAGAATCTAACACTCTGTACACTATTAATGCACTAAATACATTAATAAAAGAATTAAATAACGAAATTCTAGATAAGAGTTACAGAGTTAACTGGAAAGACTTCAAAAACTGTATATTATTAACAAATGGACCTAAGGTTAAAAAAATAAACACTAAATTATACAGAATAATCGATTTGTAGTTGGAATTAGGTTATATAGTTCGTATCTTTAGATAGACGAAATATTTAAACATAACCTAAAAAAAAACAAGTTACAAATGGACATTAGCGCAATCAAAGCAAAGTTAGAAGCTTTAAACACAGACGGAAGAACAAAAGAAAAAATAGATTACACAAAGATCTATTGGAAACCGACACAAGGGAAACAGCAAATTAGAATTGTACCTTCGATGTTCGATCCTACATTCCCATTTAAGGAATTAAAGTTCCACTACGGAATCGGAAAGTTTCCAATCTTAGCATTATCAAACTTCGGTAAACAAGATCCAGTAGAAGAATTCGTAAAAGAATTAAGAAAGACTTCAGATAAGGACAACTGGTCATTATCAGGAAAGTTAAGTCCAAAGACACGTATTTTTGCACCTGTAATCGTAAGAGGAGAGGAAGAAATGGGAGTACGTTTATGGGGATTCGGAGTAACAATCTACAAATCATTATTAGCATTAGCAGAAGATGAAGACATTGGAGATTACACGGACGTAATTAACGGATGGGACATGGTAGTAGAGCAACAACCAGGAAATCCATATCCAGAAACATCAGTAAGAATCAAACCAAAACAAACTCCTTTATCGGAAGATGCAACAAACGTGAAAATGTGGTTAGAAAATCAACCAGATCCAGTTGCAATCAACACAGAGTATGACTATGACTTCGTAAAGAAGAAATTGTTAGAACACTTAAATCCAGAAGCTATTGCAGCACCAGAAGCAGCAGCTCCAACAGCACCGGCTAAGACAGATTTCACATTAGAGACAGCAGAAAAGAAAGATACAGCAGTAGTAAGCAAATTTGACGATTTATTCAATTAATTTATGGCAAAGAAGACAGCAACACAGGAAAAGGCAGCAGCCTTGATAAAGAGTTCATTTAGTCTTAGTAGCTTTAAAGACAAAAAAGGATTCTCAAACGCATCAGTAAAGTTTAAAGAACAGGGATGGATTCCCTTATCGGATGCATTTATCAACATAACCTCATTACCGGGTATTCCAACAGGACATATTACGTTATTGAGAGGACATAGTGATACTGGAAAAACCACCGCCTTACTAGAGGCGGCGGTTAATGCCCAAAAGGCAGGAATACTTCCGGTATTCATCGTAACGGAAATGAAATGGTCTTGGGAACATGCCAAGGAAATGGGATTGAAGTTTGATGAGGTAGAAGATGCAAACGGAAACGTAGTAGATTATGAAGGATTCTTTCTTTATGCAGATAGAGGATCTCTGGACACAATAGAAGATGTAGCAGTATACATTGCAGATCTTTTAGACGAACAGAAAAAAGGAAACCTTCCACATGATTTATGTTTCTTTTGGGACTCAGTAGGATCTGTACCATGTGATTTATCGGTAAGATCTAACAAGAATAATAACGAATGGAATGCAGGTGCAATGTCGACACAGTTCGGAAACAATCTAAACCAGAAGATATTATTATCTAGAAAGGAAACATCTCCATACACAAACACGTTAATAGCAGTGAACAAAGTATGGACGATGAAACCAGATAATCCAATGGGACAACCTAAACTGCAGAATAAAGGTGGAATGAGTATGTGGTATGATTCAACATTAGTAATTACTTTTGGAAACATCACAAACCCAGGAACATCTAAGATCAAAGCAGTTAAGAACGGACTACAAGTCGAATTCGCAAAAAGAACAAACGTACAAGTTGAGAAGAATCATATCGGAGGAGTACAATCCAGAGGTAGAATCATCATGACATCACACGGCTTTATCGAAGACGATAAGAAAGCAATCGACGACTATAAGAAAGCACATAAAGATCACTGGTTAAAACTGGTAGGAAGTGAAACTTTCGATTTAGTAGAAGAAGGAGATTTAGCAGAAGAAGAAGCAATTAAACCAAATATTTTAGACTAATGAGTGAATACAGCGATATTTTAGAAACCCTTGAAGAATCGCCGGTAAGAGCCTATAACGATAAGATTTTAATAGTTGATGCAATGAATATGCTTATTAGAAGCTTTTCATTAATAAAATCAATGAACCCATCCGGACACCACATTGGTGGTTTGGTTGGGTTTTTAAGATCTTTAGGTTATATCAACCGGATATTTGACCCAACTAGAATTATAATAGTATGGGACGGAAAAGGAGGATCAGCAAACAGAAAAAACATAGATCCAAACTACAAAGCACAAAGAGCATCTTCAAGAATAACACATTGGGGATTGTACGAATCAAAGAAAGAAGAAATGGAAGCTTTGATAGGACAGTTAGAAAGAACAAGAGACTACTTACAATGCTTACCAGTACATCAGTTAATGATGGAGAAGTTAGAAGCAGATGATGTAATAGCTCACCTTGCAAAAGAAGCAGACAAGAACAACAAGAAATGTTTAATAGTATCTTCGGATAAGGATTTTCTTCAACTGGTAAATGAAAACATAGAAGTTTATGCACCAATTAAGAAGAGAGTTATAGACAGTTCGAATATAGAAGCTGAATTACAAGTACTTCCGGAAAACTACAACATAGTAAAAGCACTATTAGGAGATAAGTCGGATAACTTAGCAGGTATTAAAGGACTTGGAATCAAGACAGTTATAAAAGAATTTCCTAAAATCAACACAGAAAAAGGATTAACTTTAGATTACATTTACGAAGTAGCAGAAGAAAAGCTAGAAGGTAAGAAGATCTTTGCAAAGATAATTCACAACTGGGATAGAGTACTTACTAACTATAAATTAATGAATTTACACACAACAGTGTTGGATGCTAAGGAAAAACTTCATATATTTAGAGAGTTGGGTACGAGACCATCAACAATACAGTTAGGAGTATTTTTACATTTACTAGATACAGACAAGATCGAAGGAATAACAAAGAACACACCAGACTGGCTTCAAGGATTCTCAAACTTAACAAACCACAGTACATAATATAAACTAAAAACAAAAGGTTACAAATGACATTACAAAAGCTATCAGAATACGGAAAAGGATTTCAATTAAAAGTACTGGGATCGTTACTAACAGATTCAACATTTCTACAGAACGTAAGAGACGTATTAAAGGAAGATTACTTTGATGCAGATGCACACAAATGGATTATATCGGAGATACTACAATATCACGATAAGTTTCACAACGTTGCAACAATGGATGTTTTGAAGATTGAATTACAGAAAGTTGAGAATGACATTTTACAAGTTGCACTTAAAGAAGAACTTAGAAACTCATATGCAGCTTCAACAGAAGATGTTAAATATGTTCAAGAAGAATTCACATCTTTTTGTAGAAATCAAGAAATGAAACAAGCTATTCTTAGTTCAGCAGACTTACTTAAAAAAGGTAACTTTGACGGAATTAGAGAAACAATTGAACT